AAGCTCTGCCCGAGACTTGTATATGGTCTAACCAACCTGATATGAGATTGCAAGAGCTTGTCTGTGTTGGGCTTGGAGCTGACAGGTTCTACCATCGCCCAATATTCCAAAATGGATGGGTGTCAAAAACCGAATCTTGGCGTTGTGTCTTAGCGATTGATCCCGCTGGTAGAGGAGGTGTTAGATCTGACGAATTAGCTTGGGCAGTTTTAGCAGAGTTAAACGGAAATATGTTTTTACTTGAATCAGGTGGGTCTACTTTGGGATATGCCGATGAAGTTTTACGGTTTTTGGCTGATATAGCGAAGAAATGGGATGTGAATTACATAGTGGCTGAGTCAAATATGGGTGATGGAATGTTTAGTGCTCTATTAAAACCACATCTAACAAGAACTCATCCCTGCACTATTGAAGAAGTTAGACATAACATCCAAAAAGAACGGAGATTATGCGACACTCTCGCTCCTTTGATTCAGCAGCATCGTCTTATTATTAATAGTCGAGTAATTAAAAATGATTATCGTCTTACCGACGAAGATCCTGAACATGGATATTCTCGGAGCCTTTTTTATCAAGCCTCAAGATTGACAGAGGAAAGGAATTGCATCCCGTATGACGATAGACTCGATGCTCTCGCGATAGCTTGTGCATTTTTTGTTGAGTCTGCGGCCCAGGACCAGCAAGTACAACGACAAGCTAGAAAAGATCAGCTATTTGAAGACGAATTAGAAGCATGGATGGACGAAACAACAGGTTCTATTGACTCAATAGCCTTTGGTTTCAAGAAGAAAGCTACTTCTGGGCGTTCTTATGGAGGGATTCAACGTTTGAAGATGGGATCTTAAGAGGAATTACTTTGTCGTCCATGCTTGAAAAGTCAAGTTTGTTCGCAAGCTTCTTCAAAGTGCTACCTTCAGCCGCAACTGCAGTCACATTGTTCTGTTTCAGCAGGGCCATTGCGTCTGTTCTAGCTTTTCGATCTCCGTTTCTTAGATCATCGAGTACTTGATCTATTAATTCAGAATGAATCTCTGCTAATTTTTCTTGTAAATCCATAAACTTCTACGGGGAAGTGGAATAACTTCTCTACTATGGTATATATTCCCGATTATCGGTAGGCTGTAAAGGTCTACGTCCTTGGAGAGTGGCTTATTTCCCAAACATAGATGAAAGATTTGTAGCTGCTTTAGATGAGCAGTTCCCAGATCAATGTCCTGATTTGAGTCTTTCTGAAAAAGAAGTTTGGTTTAAGTCAGGCCAGGCATCTGTCGTCAAGTGGTTAAAACGCCGTTTGGAAGAACAGGAGAATGATGTTTATCAACTGGAGGTAGTCTGATGTGTCTTTTTGGTGGCGGTGGCGGAGAGCCAGCAACTATTACAAAACCTGATTATACGGCTTACAATCAGCAGTTTGATTTACAAAAGGCTGCCATTGAAAATCAAATAACAAATCAAAATACAACTATGCAAAATACTTTGCATAATGCTTTAAGCGAGAAACAAGATGCGTTGTCTCAGCTAGCTATTGCCTCACAAGCTAGAGCCAATGCCACAAGTCAAGCCGCTATGCAATTATCTCAAGTGGCTGGACCACCGCCAAGAGAGAAACATGCGAAACCTCCTAAAACAGGCGTGGATGATAGAGGTGTAAAAACAAAGAAAGGAAAAGGCTCTTTAAGAATTAGCAGATCGGTATCTACTTCAAACGCTCAAGGTTCTGGCCTCAACATCACTTAGGTATTCATCATGTGTCTTTTCAAAGCTCCCAAAATCCAAATGCCCACGGTTACATACGAAGGTCCATCTCAAGAAATGATTGATCAACAAAATACAGCTCTTACGAATTTTCAAAATACTTTGACTCAAAATAACCAGACTTTTCAAAATAATTTGACTAACCAAATCACGAAAGCAAACGAATCTACTGCTGACCTTATGTCTCAGATTGCATCTATGAATCAACAAACTGCACAAGCGGGTGCTTCAGGTGGTTTAACTGAAGCTCCTTATGCAATTACAACTGAAGATGATGTTGCAGAGGGAGCTTTAGCTCAAACAACTAAAAAAATTAAAGATAAAGATAAGCCAAAAGGTACTTTAAAAATTACTCAAAGCGGTGTTCAAGCTTCGGCTGGAACTGGCGTTAATTACGGAGTTTAATCATGTGCGCTGGACCTATTAAAAACTTATACGAAGATGCAACTGGTATCACGGCTCAAAAAGATGAAGCTCAAGCGCAATTTAAAGCACAACAAGCCGCAGCTCAAGCGGCTGCCGAGGCTGAAGATCTACGGGTAAAAAACCTAGAGAAGGCGAAACAACAAGCAATATTAGATGCAAGCACAACGCAAGCGGATATTTCAGCAACGGCTGGAGCTGAATTAGCTGAAATTAATCAGACAAATACTGATCTGATGATCAACATGCAAGCTGCTGCTGCTGCTGGTGGTGGTGGTGGCCCTAAAGGTCCGAGTGCGGATGAACTAGCGGCAAGAGGCGCAGCTCAAACTTCTCTAAATGTTCTAAAGAAGGAAAAGAAAAAGAAAAAAGGAGCTTTAAACATTCCATATTCAGCTTCTAAACGCAAAGACGGACAACGTGGACCTAAGTCTACAAAGGCAGATTTACAAATAGAAGGCCAAACACAGTCAACCGGAACAGGTACTAACCTCGCTATTTAATTATGAGAACTGCTGAACAACGGTTTCGGGATGGTGAAAATGATCGTAATTGGCATTTAGACCGCGCTCGTCATTCTGCGAGATTGACCATCCCCTATCTCGTACCAGCATCGAATGATCCAAAGTTAAACAACAAAGACACATACCCTGTCCCTTGGAACGGAATAGGTGCTCGCGGAACGTTGAACTTGGCGAGTCGTATGCTTCTTGCATTGCTACCGCCAACTCAACAATTTTTTAGATTTTCGTTGGATGATGCTCAGTTAGCGCAGAATGGGGTTGGACCAGAGGAGAAAACAAAATACGAAGAGGCTTTAAGCAAGATTGAACGTATGGTCTTGCGTGAGATCGAAGCAAGTAATGATCGGGTTGTCTTGCATGAGGCGTTATTACATTTAATCGTCACAGGAAACGCGCTTTTATACATTGGCTCTGAAGGATTAAAGCTATATCACTTGAATCGCTTTGTATGTTTCCGCGATCCAATGGGAGATCCCAGTGAGGTCGTTGTTTGTGAACAGATTCCTTACGGGATGCTTCCAGAAAGTATTAGAAAGATACTGGAAGAGGAGAAAGAAGAAGAATTAAAAGGTTTTTACGACAATCAAGTTGAAATCAAGGGAGAAGAAGAAGATACTTGCAAGGTTTACACCCATATCAAGTGGGAAGGCAACTCTGTTAGGTGGAATCAGCAAGTAAAAAATAAAATCGTCCCAGGTTCAGAAGGAAAAGCACCGAAAGATAAAAGTCCTTGGCTTGCATTGCGTATGACAGCGGTTGCAGGACAGAGTTATGGAGTCGGATATATCGAACAGGCGGCAATTGCTGACCTTCAGACAGTAGAAGCTTTATGTCAGGCAATAGCGGAAGCAGCATTAGCGTCTAGTAAGTGCTTATTCCTTGTGAAACCAAGCGGAGTCACAAAAGCGGCTGATCTTGCAAGAGCCCCGAACGGTTCATTTGTGACAGGAGATCCTACTGATGTGCTCAGTCTGCAAATGCAGAAATCACAGGATCTTGCGGTTGCGATGCAAGGAAAAGAACAGATAGAACGTAGGCTGGCACAGGCTTTCATGTTGGCTGATCAGCGAAATGCGGAGCGCGTGACCGCGGAAGAAGTGCGTTTGAGCACCCTTCAAAATGAACAAGCCCTCGGCTCAATATATTCAATTCTGACGACGACTTTCCAAGTGCCTTATGTCGCTAGGAAGTTAGATATTCTGACTAGAGAAAACAAAGTTCCTGATCTGCCAGATGATTTGGTTTCAGTAGTCATGACTGTCGGTCTTGCTGCTGTTGGAAGAGGAAATGATTTAGAGCAATTAGTCAGATTTACAACAACTTTGGGTCAGACAATCGGCCCAGAAGGATTAGCTCAGTACTTAAAACCTACTGAGTTAATTACTCGTCTTGCCTATTCAATGGGTATAGACACTCTTGGGCTTATCAAGACTGCGGAGGAGCTACAGCAAGAGCAACAGGCTCAACAAGAGCAAGCTCAACAAGCCGCGTTACTCCAGTCAGCAATGGGCGATCCTAAGAAGTTAGCTGATGCCGCCCAGACTGCTCAAGACATTTCTAATAATCAACCTCAAGAACAACCATGACCGAAACGCCTCAATTATCTACTCCTGAAGGACAGGAAGGATTAGCTAGTCCTGCTCAACAAGAGCTGGTCCAAGAGCTACAACAGCAAGATCAGATTTCTGAAGAGACTCAAAAAGTTCTACAAAAGTTTAATAGTACTGAGGATTTAGCAAAGTCCTATGCGGAGCTGCAAAGGCAGTACACAAAGAGTCAGCAGCAAAAACCTGAAACCGAAACCCAAGCTGAAACCCAGACCGAAACCCAGACCGAAACGCCACAACAAGGCGAATCTTATTCGCGAGATCAGGCTGTTTCTATTTATGGAGAAGCAGGAGTTGAGGCTTTGGCTTCAAAAGGTTTAAAGATGGAAGAACTTATGGCATCCGCCGATAATGGTGGAGATATAAGCGAGCATTACGATACTCTCGCTGAGACATTTAATGTTCCTAGATCACTTGTAGAAGGTTTTGTTAGTACTTATGGCAAATCGGGCCAAGCCGCTGATACGTCAAACGAATTAACAGCAGCAGACGAGGAGCAAATTATTGGCGAGGTAGGAGGACCAGAAGCTTATAAACAAATGGGTGAATGGGCTAACAAGAATATGCCAGAGGAAATGGTTAAAGAGTTCAATAAAACGATGGACGCAGGGAATATTGATTCAATACGTTGGGCTATTAGATCTATGCAGTTAGAAATGGCAAACCCTAAGTCAGTTGTAGAGCCAAAGCTTATCGGGGGTGGAGAAGTACCAAGCGAAACAGTATTTAGAAGTCAACAACAAGTACTTGATGCAATGAACAAAAGGAACGATAGAGGGCAAAAAATATATGATATAGATCCTGCTTATCAGCAAAGTGTTAAAGAAATATTATTCAGAAGCCCTGATTTCAGCTAGTATTTAGCCAGAACGCAAACCGAGCACTGTAGGCCCGTTGATAGCGGATAACCTATGAGGGAAGGAAGAGGCGGTCTAAAAAGTATTTTTTTCACAAAATTTAGCTAATTATGGCTGTCACACTCAGTCGTATTGGTCAGGTTAAAGGCGCAGCCGCCACTTGGGGTGCTGGTGCTTCTGGCTTAGATACAGATAGAGCCATGATGCTCAAGCTCGGATCTGCCGAGATTCTTGATGCGTTCATGACTGCAACGGTTTTCAAAGGAAAAACCCGCGAAAGAAACATAAAAGGAGGCAAAAGCGTCGCCTTCCCACTAACGGGAAAAATGAGCGCGGCCTACCACCAGCCGGGCACTGAACTGACAGGCACGATCAATGATCCTTCGGATATCAACGAGCGTGTAATCAGTCTTGATGCGTTGATGGTTGCAGACGCTGCGATCTACAACGTTGATGAGCTTATGAGCTACTTCGACGTTCGCCAGATCTACACAAAAGAGTTAGGTCGTGCGTTAGCGGTTGAGTATGACAAGCGTGTTGCAAGATTAATCTTTGCAGCAGCAAGTAACACAACTGAGCCTTTAGCCAAGTCTTCTAACAGTGGAAGAGTTGGACAAGGATTAACACTTGGAACTGATTACACAGCGTCAGGTGCTACTCGTCAGGCAAAAGGTGATGCTCTAGTTAACGCGATCTTTGATGCTCGTGTTGGCTTTGAGGAAAAAGATGTCGCTATTGACGACATGTACGCGGTATTTACTCCAGAGGACTATTACCTCATCACCCAATCAAGTCGTGCTATCAACGCTGACTTTGGTGGATCAGGAAGTATCGCAGATGGCCGCACACTTCAAGTTGCGGGTATTCCGATATTCAGTTCAAATCACGTAACTCAGAGTGCTTACACGCTTGTAGCTGGTGATCACAACGCTGATTACGCTCAGAATTTGAGCAAATGCAAGGGGCTCATTTTTAATAAAGAGGCCGTTGGAGTGGTGTCTCTACTTTCACCTTCATTACAGATGACAGGAGAAGAGTGGAGGGTTGTTCACCAAGCGGATTTACTCGTAGCGAGACAAGCACTGGGAATGGGAGTTCTTAGAGCTGAGTCAGCTTGTAAGGTTGTAATCCCTTAAGTAGAATAAACTTGGAAAGATTGCTAAGCAGGGCCAGTGAAAACTGGCTCTTTTTTTTGCTACCTAATACAATGAACGCAACGCCCTTGTAATAGTCTTATGGGTTTACAAAACCAGTCAGCCGTACCAGGGAGATCAACTCTTTTAGATGCGGTAAATATTCTTTTAGAAAACATTGGTGAACAACCAATTAACACCTTGGAAGGTGAGCAAATTACAGATGCTCGTATTGCTGAGAGAACGCTTCTCGAAATGCACAAGGAAGGTCAGATCAAAGGATGGAGTTGGAACACAGAGAATGATTATCCGTTTACTAAAAATTCCTCAACTGGAGAGGTAACGATTCCAGCCAACGTTTTGAGGTGGCAGTTAGATGAATATATATACGCCAATCGTTACGTTTTAAGAGGTCAAAAGTTATATGACACAGAGAAAAGGACTACGGTTTTGGAGTCAAATATCGATGAAGTTCTAGCCAATGTGGTTTGGGGTTTCTCTTGGGATGATTCACCGGAAGCGTTTAACAGATGGATAACAATTAGAGCCGCAAGAGTTTTCTCGGCAAGGGTTTTAGGTTCAACCGATTCATTTAGATATACAGCAGAAGATGAAAGAGCTGCTCAAGTTGTTCTTGAAAGAATGGAACTTCAGCAACAACAACCAAATCTATTAACAGGAGATAGAAACTACTTACCTTTCCCAACTTATGCACCAGCTAAGGGGTTAGCTACTCGTAGAACCAGTCTTGGTATTCGACTCTAATGGCATTACGTTCCTATTCGATTCCTAATCTTTCTCAGGGAATTTCACAACAACCTGACGCTCAAAGAGATCCATCACAAGGAGAGATACAAATCAATGGAATGTCGTCAATTGTCGAGGGATTACGAAAAAGAGACTCCACTCAAGTCTTGGCTGAAGTCAGCAGCACCAGTCTTGGAGACAGTTTCATCCATAGTATTCTTAGGGATAATACTGAAGAATATCTTGCAGTTATAAGCAATAACGATGTCAAAGTTTTTGATCTTGAGGGAAATCCAAAGACTGTTAATAAGCCAAGTGGAGTTGGATATTTAAGCTCGGTTACTAACGCTCGCTCTGACATTCGTTGTGTAACAATTGCTGATTACACATTCATCACGAATGTAAAAAAGATTCCTACGATGAAAACCGCTACGGCTCCCGCAACTGCGCGGCCTAGCGCACATGAAGCATTGGTATGGGTTAAGGGGGCAAGTTACGGTAATGAATACAAATTGACTGTTAATGGAAGCAGCGCAACAGTTCAAACTGCTGTTGCTGCTGTTGTTTCATCTGGTGGAAATGTTACTGAGAATAGAATCAGTTCTAGAGAAATTGCTGAGAATTTAAAAAACAATGTTAGCCCAAGTGGTGTAACCATTACTCAAAGCGGCTCGGTACTCCATTTAACGTCTGCGAACGCAATCACTATTGAGGCTACAGATGCTCGAGCAAATCAAGACATAACTGTTTTCTTAAACGAAGTTCAGGCGTTTACAGAATTACCAACTATCGCTCCTGTTGGTTATCAAATATCAATTATTGGCGATCCAGGGAATAACTACGACGGTTATTACGTTGAATTTAAACCTAAGAGTGGAACCTTTGGAGAAGGATCATGGACGGAAACTGTTAGCCCTGGTGTTGAATACGAGGTCGATGAAGATAAAATGCCTCACATTTTGGTGAGGTTATCAAATGGTCAGTTTTATTTTGGCCCTGCTGATAAGAGCACTCAATCTGGAACTGAGATGCCTAAGTGGGGGGATCGAATAGCTGGCGATTACTTAACTTCTCCTGATCCAAGCTTTATTGGTTTTCCTATTAATGACATTTTTATTTATAAGAACAGGCTTGGTTTCTTATCAGATGAAAACGTAATCCTTAGCAGAGTAAGATCATTCTTTGAATTTTTTCCTGAAACAACAACAACGATATTAGATACAGATCCGATAGATGTTGTAGCAAGTAATAACAGAGTATCTGTTCTTAAATATGCTGTCCCATATCAGGATGAATTGATATTATTTAGTTCGCAATATCAATTTAGATTTAACGCCGCTGAAACAATTTTAACTCCAGCGACAGCACAAATAACAGTTTTAACTCAGTATGAAGTTGATACAGATGTTAGGCCACAACTAGCAGGTGGCGGTATTATCTTTGCACAATCAAACGGTGATTTTAGTCAATTTAGAGAATTTAGTGTTCGTGGAGCTGGAACAGCTCTGACTGCTGATGCCCAAGATTTAAGTGGATATGTATCAGCTTATGTTCCAAGCGATATGTTCAAGCTGACTGTGAACGATACGTCGAATGTGATGTTTGGAATAAGTGGGAAGACAGGTCATAAAGATAGAATTTATGTTTACAAATACTTTTTTAGAAATTCAGGCCAAGGCACTGAACGCGCTCAATCAAGTTGGAGTCATTGGGAGTTTGCAGGAGTTGATGAAGTGCTCCAGGTCCTAGCCATCAGAGAAACTCTTTATTGCTTGATGAGATATGGAACGAAGGTTTACTTGGAAACTATCTCTGTCATGGATAGATCTCAAGAGCCTTTAGCTGGTTCTCCATATCCTTTGCTCTTGGATCGGCGTGTCTCAACTACCACTGAAACCCCTTCAGGGATGAGAGTTTCAGCGGGTACTTATGACGCAAATACAAAGAAAACGACATGGACATTACCATACACAATTTCCTCGGAAACGCAGGCATGGAGTGGTTTCAGTGCGACACAAAATGGAGGTGTATATCTCGGTAAAGCAACAAGTGGAACTCAGATTGTTGCTAATGGTAATTGGTCTACTTCTCCCATTTATTTTGGAGAAGGTTATAACTTTAGATATCGTTTTACACGTTTTAAACTTTATAAAGAGATAGGAGGAGGTAAGGCAGCAGCGAATGTTGAAAGAACTCAAGTTCGCCACGCCAAGCTTCGTTATCACGAATCACATTATTTTGAAGTTCATGTCCTTCCAGAGGGAAGAGATACAGGTATTTATAAGTTTGACGGCACAAATCTTGGATCTAGAGACTCAACTTTAGGAAGTGCATTGCCTAATGGATGGACGATAGATGATGAAAGAATCTATGAAGGAGTATTCAATATTCCGATAATGAGTAGAGGTGAAAGGTGCATGGTTGAGATCCAAAACGATACTCCACATCCTTGTAAGTTCTCTACTTGTGAATGGGTTGCGTTAATAACTGGAAAGGCAAGTGCTTTAAGATGAAGTGGATCAAAGTCGATGCTAATGTTATTTACGAGGTCGGAGATAACATAAGGAAAGAAGATGAAATTGAAGTGAAATTTAGTCACGGATTATCTGGTTTAGAAGCATGTAAAAAATGCTTTTTAAGTTCTAATGTTATTCAAGGAATTGAAGGAGATGATGGTGATCCTGTTGGTATAACAGGGGTTGTTGGTTCTTATATATGGTTGCTAGGTACAGACAAGCTTACAGCGACCAAACATCACAGGTGGCAACTGTCACTTTATGGTCGAGAATGGGTAGAGTATTGTCTTGAAAAAGCAGGTGGAATGGTGGAAAATTATGTTTATTCAAAGAACAGACAATCAATCCGTTGGTTGAAACATTTGGGCTTCACTATTGAAGAACCAAAACCTTACGGGGTTGAAGATCAATTGTTCTGTCATTTCTGGAGGAAGGCTTAATGGACCCAATTACAGCTTTATCTCTGCTCCAGGGTGGAATGGGTTTCCTCCAGGGGCAATATGCGGGTGCAGCTAAACAGCAAAAGTATGTAAATGATGTCGCCTACAAAGAGGCGATGGATGAATATTCAGGCTGGGCAGCAGAGTTGCAAGCCGAGCAAACGAATGTCAATCAGAATTATTCTTACTGGGTAGAGAAATTAAATTATGGTCAGCAAGTAACACATGCTTACAACTTAAGAGCTGTTGAATTATCTAAGTCAATTGCACAGGCTGATTCTGTAGCTGAAACAAGAACGGCGGCAGGAGCTAACTATATAAATAAAGCATCAGCAATACAGGCAAGACATGAGCAAGAAGCCATGTCTGAAGCTATGGCTATGTTTCATACGAAAGTTCAAGGGTTAAGGAATAGAGCTTCTATTGGAGCACTTGGAGCTAATGGAGTTGGAATGGTTGATGCTATGCAAAGGGATGTGCAAAGACAAGTAGGTAATAAGGCAACTATTTCTCAGATCAATCAGCAGTTTAGAGATGGTCAATACACCAGAGATCAGGCGGGAGCAATTGCAGGGTATTTAAGAGATTTCAATTCTCAAAAGTTTTACGAGGCTCAAGAAATTATGGACCCATTACCACCGTTCCCACCAATTCCTGCATTGGTTGGAGCTGTGCCTCCATCAATGGTTGGAAGTGCGCCAAGCTCTTCTGCTGCGTTCTTAAGTTCTGTCGCTGGTGGTTTCAACGCTGGCTTGAACACTTACGTCGGACTTAGTGGAATTGTTGGTGGTTCAGAAAGCGGAGGTGGTGACAATGGCTAAACAACAACGAATTGATCCTGGTCAAATTACTCCTTCTGCAAAACCTGTAGAAGCTTTTACTAGGCCGACTCCTAAAGATGTTGCTCCTGCTGCTCAATTACAGCAGTTCGGAAACCCAAAAGGAATCAATATTATTCAACGTGGCAATGTTCAAAATGTTCAGGGCTATAACAGTTTTCAGCAATTATCTGAAGCCGTTGGAAAGTTAATTCCTGCCATTGATAAAGGCATGAACCTTTATGCCAGTACCGAATATGAGAAGGGCAAGAATCAACTTCAAAGAGCTTTTGACAATATAAATAGAGAGCAAGTTTTTGGAGGAATTAAATATGCAACCACCAGCAGGGAACTTGAGAAACAAGATAAATTTGCTGGCATCCAAATGGATGAGCTTAATTATTTCCGAAGAGCTGGAGTTAAAAATCAATCAAGTGTAATAACGGCTCAATTTGTGAAGCCTATGTTTAATCATGCATGGGCAACTGAAGGATCAAAATTAGCTGGATTAGATCATGGTCATCCAGACGTTTTAAAAACAAAAGCAAGAGTAACAAATGCCTTGATGAATATTCTTGGTGTTGATGAAAGTTCTCCAGGGTTTACAACAAAAGTCGTACCAGAAATTAATAAGGAATTTGCAAACTTCCAAGAGAAACATTTCCAAGCAAATTTAAAATTAAAGAAATACGCAAAAGAATATCAAACTGCTTACGGCCTTGAGCAGATTATGTTGAATAACAAGGTAGGCCCAAATTATCAAGATCTAGATTTACTAAAAGAAAAAGTTCATGGTTTTATAGAGCAAGCACTTTTAGAGGCTGGCCTTGGTGCGGATGGATTGCCAATGATTAAAAAAGCAATCCTTTCAACTGCGAAAAATCTTCATTTAAGAAGCAAAACTGATCCAAGAGCAATTAGAGCATTAAGTCTTTTTTCTCTTATGCCCGCTGGTCATGGGCTAAAACCTGGGGGAGATGGAACTGAAGATATGAGATATTTAATAGGTGATTTATTTGGCCCAGAATTAGAAGTTAAGACTGCTGAAATTGATGAGGCTTATTACAAAAAAAGAACAAAAGAACAAAAGAATGGGAAGGCAGTTTTTGAAGAAAACTATGGTGACAAATTATTTGACGCTGTTGTCTTAGGAGATCCAGCAACTATTAACAGAGTTTCGGATGATATATATAAAAACGAAACATTATTTCCAGAGTTTGATAGATCTCAGAAGGCTAATTTTATTTCAGAGATAACTGAAGCAGCCGAAAATGAGAAGGAAAGGAAAGTTAAGCTTACCAATGATACAGAATGGAATGATTGGTATAACAAATGGTCTTTAACTGCTGGAAACGAATGGAATCCAGAGCAAGCAAATAAAGAATTTAATTCCTTCTACGAAAGGATTCCGTCTACTAAATATAAGCTTGAGCTTTTAAAACAGAAAAAAGCTCTCTTTAAAACTCAAATAGAAGATAAAGACAAAGCTTATAACAATACAAGCATGAATAATTTAATAAAGGATGAGATCAAGGTGATTACTGAAAGATATTACCCTGAATTAATGAAGAGGATTTTATCTGAAGGTG